AACAATGACTATCCATTACTTGTTGTCTTACCACCAACATCTGAACTTCCTGCTACGGAAGGCGATGTGCAAGAGGAATACACTTTCGAGTGCCTAGTCGTTAAGCCATACTACCAAAACCAAGCAGGTTCGCTTGATGTGGTATTCAGCTTATTAGAGCAAGAAGCATTGACTTGGCTACAAAGAGTGTTAGATAGCTACACAAACAAAGAGGTAATTTTAAGTCCTGACAGTATATCAGTTGAACGAGAAAAAGAACTATATAACGACAAGTTGATACAAGTCAGGCTTACTTTTACTTTAAATGCCTTCTCTCACAGCCTTACAAGTGTTGGAGATGATAGAATAGCTGACTTATCGCCAAAAGTGTGGCTAAGAGCAGATATGGGCGTTAAAACGCATTTCTTTGGTGGTAATGAGGTGGTAACATCTTGGAAAGACCAAAGTGCCAACGCAAACCACTTCTCGCAGTCTGCCTCACTAAAACAGCCTACATACAGATATGAGAACTCTACAAACAACTATCCATTCATTGATTTCAACGGAACGACTACATTCTTATCTTGCGACAACAATAGTATTGATGGAACTGTCAATGGGTTGAATAGTGAGTTTACGGTAGCTTATGTTGCAACATCTGATGCAGATGGTGATATATTACTAAGTAAGAATGTTGGTTCTAATCCTAACTTCAAACTATCTACAACATCAGGAAAGTTTTCTTTTACAGCAACAGATGGTGGTGGAGATAGCATAACACACACAGATACATCAAGTGCATCATCAGCAATAGCAGTAAGGGTGGTTAGTCTTGAAAACCATAAGATAAAAACATATCTCAATGGTCAGTTGCAAAACACTACCAATGAGTCTGATTATGATAATGTTGACTTTGGCAACAGCAATCCTATATTGTTGGGGGCTGAGAACAATTCCGTTCCTACCAACTTCTTTGATGGCAAGGTGCAAGAGATTATAATATTTAACAAGAAACTTACAGGAGATGAGGTTCATACCGTATCATATTACTTAAAACATAAATACAACATATAATGGCTAACTTAAATTTAATAGACCAACCTGAAAACACAGTTCAAAGTGTTTATAGTCCTATAAAGTTTACCGCTATGGTAGATTCTACCGATAGAGATAAATATCCTAGTTGTAAGGTGTCTATAATACCAAGAAAAATTGATGAAACATTAGACACTTCTCGTAGGGTTGATATTAGAGTTCAGCCAAGTATAGATATTCCTAACTATGCTGATACAGAAAGTCCTAACACGACTTACCTTTATTACACAATAGATGTGTCAAGCATATTAAGAGATTTTGTTTCTTACGATTTAAGACCTTGTACTCAAGATACAAGTAATAATGTTAGAAGGGATATTACTATGGGTCAGATGTCTTTGAATACATTTCAATTATTTAAAGTTGAGTTTTTCTTAGAGGAAATAATAGATGGCGTTCTAACAACAAGTGATGCATCTTCAGAAAAAGATGATGGTGATGTAACTGCTGTAAACTCAGCTCTATTACACGAGGAAGAACATTTCTTAGCTATAGGTAACGAATTGTTGGATGGAACATCAGCACAAGTGCAAGGAAACTTATTGGATGTCCTATATAAGCATAGCTGTGATGCTGAATACGAAAAGAATAGGCAAAAGTATCTTACAACAAAACCAACTAATTATAGAATAATAGGTCACGATGAATGTGAGTATTTGTCTTTTGTTTATCACGACAATGATTCAGACCATCCTAGAGTAAAAGTTAGACTTAATGACTTTAACGGTAACGAAATAACTAACTCAGCAGGAACGGATTATGTTATTACAATAGATAATACAACTGATGGTAGTGGTAATACGGGTGCGCAGCTTAACTCTTTTGCAAATATATCATCAGGAGTTGTAAATCCAACAGTATCGGTAGTTCAAGTTGGTGTTGGAACAAGAAACATAAAAGAAACTCCCGATGCACAATGGTTTAATTCTGAAGCACTAACTGACTTCTCGAATGTGGGTAGTTATACGGTATATACAGAAGATACATCGGGAAATAGAATAGGTGAGAATATTACATATTATATAGACCACACTAGACAAAGAGTTAATGGCGTTAGATTTCATTGGCAAAACAGATTAGGTGGTATTGATAGCTACACATTCGATGGTGCTTTTACAGAAGGAATAAATATATCTTCTAAGTCGTATGAACAAAGCATATACCCTCAGTTTAGAGGTCAATTAGGCGGCTCTACAAGCGACACAAATGTTCTTCAAGGAGATTTACCGCCTTATCATCTTGCGAGTTCTCCTGTAACTTACGGAGCTACTGTTCCTAGAGTGGCAGGTCTTACTGATGATAAATACCAATCTGTTAGAAAGTCAAAGGTAAAGGCTGTTAAGGAAGGAACAGCAATATCAAGACCTTACGGAATTGCAGAGCAAGATATGTTTGAGGATTTATTAGCTTCACCAAATGTATGGATAGAGAAAGGTTGGGTAGGTAAAGAAGTGTTTAGAGAGGATTGGAGTGGTTATTCTGCTGTATCTAACATTACTGATAATTGGAACGCTGTTGAGGGCGATTTTACTACTGATGCTGCTTTTAATACGTCTGATGGTCATATCACAGGAACAAGAACTTATAGAAAGGGTGATAACCTTCCTGCTTCAGAAACAGAACCAATAGATTCAGGTAATGACACAATTTGGGCATCAAGCAAAAAATTCATTAAGTACAATCCAAAAAGCATATATGAGATAGAGGTAAGAATAAAAAGTAGTGGTAATGGTAGTGGAATTGACTATGTTGGATTTACAGGTTATGCTGCCGACAAAACAACAAAGATAAGCACAGGTGGTTCTGATAGTTTTGGTAATGCACACTATGTTACGCTAGACCAATACGACCAAAGTGCTAATGATGAGTTTGAAACATTTAGAGGTTATGTAACGGGTCATTCTACAACTGCTGCTGTTCAATCTAATAATATAAACGACCCATCAACAGCTTATAATGGCATTGAATATATATCTCCAATGTTTTTGCTTCATCACGATGATGTAAAGGGTATTACTCAAATAGATTACATTGTGGTAAGAGAGTATCAAACAGACATACCTAACTCTAAAGGTTGGTATTCTACACTTAATAGAAACTACTATGTTCCTGTTGTTATCAAGGATGCTAGTGTTACTACATTTGACAACGAGAACTTGCAGAGATGTACTTTAAATTATATAGAAAGCAAAGCTAAAAGAACAATAGAATAATGGCAGAAATAAGAGTTGAGCTAAGAGATTTTACGGATAATGTATTAGGCAACCTTGATATTACATCAAGTGATGATTTTCCTTTGTCGCTTAATTATCAAAACTTTGATATTAGAGATTTTAATTCAAGAAATGGTAGCTTTAGTAAAACTTTCAAAGTTCCTGCTACAAGGAATAACAATAAACTTTTTAATCATATATACAAAGATGGAAATATAGATAGCAAAAATGTATTAAAAGATTTGCCATCTACAATATATGCAGACCACTTGCCGATAATGAATGGTAAACTAAGAGTAAGTCAAATATACAAAAATACTGATGTGTTGGAGTATGAATGTCTTTTCTTAGGTGATAATATGGATTGGGCAGACAAGATAAAAAACGCAGACCTTGATGAATTAAGATTCAGCTCAACAGCTTATTCATCATACGGTAGTATTTCTAGTTCATCTTGGGTTTTTGAAAATCCTAGAACAACATATCCTAGTTATGTTAAAAATCACGATAAGCTAGTATATCCTTTACTAACGATTGGAGAAGGAGATAACACTACTGATAGCACTTTGGATAGCGACTTTATACCTGCTGTTTTTGTAAAGAATGTTTGGGATAAAATATTTCAAGCACAAGGTTATACTGTTAGTTCAACATTTTGTGATAGCAACTTTTTTAAGAATCTTATAATGCCATTAATATTTAAGAAACCAACTAATATTACTGATGTTTCTTTCGGTAAGGTTTTTCAAAGTGAGGATGAGGAGCTTTTACACATAGATTATGATGACCATTCTTTGATAACAGACACTAGAAGTATAGGAAATCAAACATATCAAATAGCTAGTTCTACAACACCAACAGAAATTGATGGATTGTTTTATGTTATGTCAGCAGATACTCTTGAGGATGATGCTCCTGCACAATCAGGATTAGATACAGATGATTATGGTAATGCACAGCTTGGACACCAACATACAAGTGATGGTAATGTTAAGAATGGGTTAGTTGTTGCTGCACAAAGTAGTGGATTGTTTAATATGAAAGCTACTGTTGGTATTTCTGTTGACAAAAGCTCTACAACCATAAACGGAAGTGTAAACTACGCACAATATAGAGTAAGAGCATCAATTGTTAAATTTACAGGTCTTAATGATGATACGGAAAGTGCTTTTGAAACAATAGCTACCGCTATAACACCTATTGTTACAGCTAATTTTAATACAGATGACAGCACATATGAACATACCTTTAACTTTCAGCAAGAAAATCCTGTTGAAGCAGCAGAAGGAGATAAGTTTGGTATTGTTATTAAGTTTGTTCATAGAAAGCAATATATAAATACTCAGTCAACGGGATGCTCTTTAAAACTTAACTCAATAGCAGAAAACTTCTTGCAAATAGAGCAAACCTCATCTTTTTTTAATGGTGAGGATATAAAAAATATTCACACTATGCTTCCAAAGGGTAAGCAGTCTGATTTCGTTAAAGGATTAGCTCAGATGTTTAATCTTCAATTTGAAACAGACCCTATAAGTAAAACGGTATTTATTGAGCCTTACGACCATTTTTATGAAGGGACATCTAACGCTGTTAATTGGACTGAAAAGGTTGATTATTCCAAAGCAATAAAGGATGAGTTTTTATTTGACATAAAATCAAAAGTTATTTTCAAATACAAAGATGCTAGTGGAGATGGATTGTTAGATAAATACAACAAAAGAAATACTGTTGATTGGGGTTCTTACGAGGAAACAGATACAAGTGGTAAGTTTCAAACAGGAGAGTACAAAGTAGAAAACAGCTACTTTTCACCAACATTTAATTGGTATGAGCCGAATTATATATACAATCCTCACGTAGAAAGAAGTCCTTTAGTTCCTATGTACTTTTCTGATGATACAGATTTATCTGTAACAGGAGCTATTGAAAGACCTGAGAAGGAATTTGATATAGGAGCAAGAATACTATTAAAAGGTGGTGGTTATTATTCTTCTTTTAACGGTAAAAGACAATGGCAATACTATGACCCTGATAATTTAGCAGGAGGAGGTTCATCTTCTGACTTTAGTTGGAATAAAGCATCGTTTATTGCTTTTGATAATATTGAATCAAGTCTTGAATATGATGGGACTAATGGTTCCGCTTGGCACGCACCCGCAACAAGTTATCTTTCTCAAGTTGTTATATCTAATGGATATGAAAATGTTGATTACAATTTGTCTTTCTCTGATATAAATCACAATACTGTCATATCATCAGGTCAACAAAAGCTAAGAGGATTGTTTTACAACTACTACTCTAAAATGGTTGCTCAGTTAAAACAAAACCCTAGAGTAAAAGTGTTGTATTTAAACTTAAGTAAAATAGACATATCTAAACTTGATTTTAGAAAGTTAATATTTATAGATGGTTCTTATTATAGATTAAATAAAATAATTGATTTTAAACCACACGATAAGCAATCAACTAAAGTAGAGTTGCAAGAGTACTTCTTGCTTGGTAAATCAGACATTAACACAACAGTTGATATAGATGTTGAAAATCTTAATATGTAATGAGAAGTATAAAAAGAGATAAAGATAGACCTAGATTAATAAATCAAGACACGCTAAAAGATAAGGTGTATGCCACTATTGATGGTGTATTGCAGCCAATAGTTTATGATACAATAGAGCTTGATGAAGTTGGTAAAAAAAATAATGTTTACTTAACGCCTGAAGCTAGGTTGGCAAAAAGAAAAGCTGCATCTAATACAAAAGCAGTATCAACGGTACAAGAGATAGTTGGTGAAACTGCCACAGTTGTAAGCCCTGAGTTTGTGTTTGACTATAAGAAAGGTTATGCTGAAATAACTAGCGGAAATAATATACAAACTTGGTTAGCTTCGTTTAGCAACAATCAGTTAACTCAAGCCAACCCATCATTTAGACCTGACGTTGGTCTTAAAGGCAATGGTGTTAGTGGTGTTTCTCCTGCATATTTTAATTATGATAACACAGACCACTTTATTTTTAGTGATGGTGTAACGCTTACAGGAGATTTTACAATATTTATGTATGTAGAGCCAATACCGTTAGTTCCAAATGTTCATAAGAAACATAGATTCTTAGGTAAGAGTGATGATAACGATATGTATTTTTCAATAGGAGAATCAGGAAATAAATCTTACATACTTAGCTTTTCATCATCAAGTAGTGTTGCTGTTGGTATATCAACAGAATATTGGCAGCCCACTAGCAAAAAGATATTGATAACATTACAAAGAAGTGGAAGCACAATGTATATAAGAGAAAATGGTGTGCAGGTTGCTACTGACACTATGCCTACAACTGACTTTTCTTTTAATCAGTTTGGAATAATAGGTGGATTAACATCTGATACATACAATGGCTCTCTGTATCACATATCTGCTTATAATCATTACATATCTACTAATTTAGTTGATTTAGAAAACTCAATTATTAAACAAGCATCATTAGCAAAAGGATAATATGGCAGAGATTAGTTTAAAGCAGATGAGAAGTATTCTTCGAGATATTGGAGATGATTTAGTAGATGGTATAAGAGGTGAGTTAAGCAGACAAGGACACAACAACACAGGAACTCTTTCTGATAGTATTAGGTATGAGATAGAAGAGTTTGGAGGTAATATGTCTTTACTTGTTATAGCAGACGATGTTGAGTATGCTCAATATGTAAATGAAGGGTTTTTTCCTAACTCACTACCAAATATAGATGCCATACAGGAGTGGATAGACGAAAGAAACATAGCTCCTACAAGCGATAGGATAAAAAACTCTAAAGACCCAAGAAGAGCATTAGCATTTGCAATAGCTAAAGCGATGATGAGTGAAGGCTCTCCTACAAGTGGTGCTTTTAAATGGTCAAGCAACACTAAGAGAAGGGGTTTTGTTAATAGACCTTTCGGTTCAAGAAAAAGAAGTATAGAAAGAAAAATAGTAAATGGTATGTCTGTTGAGATAGATATATCTATGGATTCAATAATTAAAAACATATAATGGCGAAAAAAGTAAATACTTTAATTCAGGTTACCATAAAGGGCAACAAGGAGTTAATAGAGTTAAGAAAAAATATAGAGCTTTATTCTAAAAATCTTAAAGAACTAAAACAGCAGAATAAAGACACTAAAAAAATTACCGACTCTACTGCACAAGCCTTTGCTAAAAACGAGGCTAATCTTAAAAAAGCAAGGCAAGAATATAAGAGAGCGCAAGACGGGTTAAAAGGAATGAACAAGGCTTCCAAAAATGCAGGAAGCTTTACATTAAAAATGGCTAAGGCTTTTGGTATTGCTCAATTAGCTGTTGATGGATTTAGAAAGGTTACTCAGTTAATGCAACAGCAAATAGTCAAGGGTGTTGAAACATTCAAAGACTTTGAGTTTGAGATGGCTAAAGTAAAAGCTATATCGGGAGCAAGTACTGAGGAGTTTGACAAACTAAAAAAGTCTGCTGAGGATTTAGGTCGTTCAACATTCTTTACAGCAACTCAAGTAGCAGGGCTTCAGCTTAATTTTTCTAAGCTAGGTTTTACAGCAGCAGAAGTATTACAGGTGCAGGAATCTGCTCTATTGACTGCAACAGCAACGGGTGAGGACTTAGCTAGAACAGCAACAGTTATTGGTTCTACAATCAGAGGATTTGGTTTGGATGCTACTGAGGGGGCGAGAGTCGCTGATGTTATGGCTTCTTCATTCACACAGTCAGCACTAACTCTTGAGAAGTTTCAAACATCAATGACAAAAGTTTCTTCTGTTGCGGCATTACTAGGAATGGACTTAGAAGAAACAACAGCAATTATGGGTGTTCTTACTGATTCTGGTATTGAGGCTTCTATTGCGGGTACATCTCTTCGTAACATATTCCTAAAGCTTGGTGACCCTTCCTCTGATTTAGCTAAGTCTATTGGATTTACAGTTAACTCATCTGAAGATATGGTTCGTGAGTTTAGACGAATGAGAGATGAGGGTGTTAATGTCGAAAAAATGCTAAAGATTGTTGATGTTAGGCAGGTAAATGCTATTGCTAATATGATAAAGCATATCGACAAGATAGAAGAGCAAACCGCTGCATATAGAGATTCTTCAGGAGCAGCTTCTGATATGGCTGCTATTATTGGAGATACACTAGAGGGTGCTAGTTTAAGGTTTAGGTCGGCTCTTGATGGTATATATATAGCTTTGGTTGGTGAGTCAGGATTAGGAAATGCGCTAAAAGAAAGTCTTGATAGATTAGCTTTATTCTTTAATAAGTTAGCTACTGACAATAAGTTTGTAGATGGTTTTACAAACTCGGTATTGGCTTTGGTTAACATAATAAAGGTTGCAGCTATATCTATAACGACTATGACAATAGCCCTGAAGGGCAAAACATTTGCTGTAAACGCATATACCACAGCTCAAACATTTGCTAATAGACAGTTAAGAATATTTAATGTTTTATTAAAAAGAAATCCAATAGGTCTTATAGTTGGTTTACTTACAGCCGCTGCAGCTTCATTGTTGGTGTTTAGAGATAGAACAGAGGATGCTGCTGATGCTCAAAGAGAGCTTAATGATGAGTTGGAAAGAGAAAGAGAGTTGTTGAGTGCAAAAGTTTATCAAGATTTCTTAAAAGAAAATAAGCTTGTTAGACAAGAAATGAAAGACGGAACATTGAGAGATGTTTTTGCTAGTGATGCAGAAGTTCTTGAAACCTTTAAAAGCAAACTTAAAACTTTCTCTGAAACAGATTTAGTAAACTTTGTTAGATTCTTCAAAGACCAAATTATGGAGCTTCATACTGCGGGAGAAGAAGAACCTCAGCTTAAACAATTCTTTGATGCTCAGATAGAAGATTTCAAAATAAAATTAAATCTTTCTTTTAAAAGATTAGAAGAGCTTCAAAAAATTAGAGAAGGTCTTGATGATACTAAAAACATAATTAATGCAGAAAAATTAAAGAATGAAAGCTTGTTAAGAATAAGTAAGTTATTTTTAGATGAGTTTAAAGAAGTAAGAGAGGATGATGAACTAGGACAAGTGATTAAATCTGAAGCTCTTAAAGAAACTTTATTAAATATAGAAAGAGAATACTTCGATAATAGACTAGCAAACCTAGAAGTTGGGACTGATGAATATCTTGCTGTAAAAGCTCAACAAGCTCAGTTTGAATTAAACCTTGAAAAAGATTTGGTAGCAGAAAAGATAAAGGCTTATAATTCTGAAAAAGAAGCTAAGGAGGCTTTAGAGATAGCTAAGGTACAAGCTGTTGCTAAAGGAGCTTCAATTATTGGTTCTTTAGCTGAAGAAGGCTCTGCATTATCTAAAGCAGCATTTATTGTAGAGCAAGGAGCTGCTGTTGCAGGAGTTATAATTAGCGGTCAAAAAGAAATTGCTGCCTATAAATTAGCTATGGCAAATCAAGAAGCTAAACTTATAGGTACAGGAGTAGCTATGTATACACCTTTAATTGCAAAAGCAAAAATAGGAACAGCATTGTCTGTTGCTTCTATACTTGCACAAACCATAGGTGGATTTGGCGGTGGTAGCGGCAAGAGTGGTGAAGGCTCTCAAAACACATCAACAGATGTTAAATTTGAACAAGGCGGACTTACAAGAGGTGGTATGTTTCAAGGCAACTCACACGCTAATGGTGGTGTTAAATTTAGAGTTGGTGGTAGAATACACGAAGCTGAAGGTGGTGAA